AGGAATGTTAGGACTCGGAGGATTAAGGTCTTTTGAAAAACATAAAAAATTAACGAAATAATTGATGGAAACGCTTTACTTTTACGAAAAGTCACTTAAGATGATACGCAAGAGACAAGAGGACATAAGAGAAACCATATGTTATGGTCCTGTAAATGACTTTGAGTCTTTTAAAGAGCTTCGTGCAAAATTGCAAGAGCTCGTTATTATAGAACAGGAGTTAAAAGACCTGCTAGAAAGAGAAGAGAAAAATGGGTAAGTTATTGGTTCCAGAACGGTTTGCAAAACAAGAAGATAAAACGTCTTTGGAAAAATTACCTAGTCCTACAGGATGGAGAATATTAATTCTACCATACAGAGGTAAAGGCAAAACACAAGGCGGTGTTTTGTTACCCGAAAAAACTGTGGATACTCAAGCGGTTGCTACTGTTTGCGGTTATGTTTTAAAGGTCGGACCTCTAGCATACAAAGATCAAGAAAAATTTGGCGAAACTGGTGCTTGGTGTAAAGAACAAGACTGGGTTATTTTTGGTAGATATGCTGGTAGTCGTTTTAAAATAGAAGGCGGAGAAGTTAGAATCTTAAATGATGATGAAATCTTGGCTGTCATACAAGACCCTGAAGACATAGTACATCAATTTTAACATTATGGAGAAGTAATGCAAGAAAACACAGCAGAAAAAATAACAGAAGAAAGCACTATTGAAGTTCCTTTGGAGCCAGAAAAAGAAACAAAAACACAAAAAGAAACAGTGGAACCAGAAGTTTCTGTTGCCACGGAAGAAAAACCCCGAGACAAAGAGGAAGAACTTAATGAGTACAGCGAAAAAGTTCAAAAAAGAATAGGTAAATTAACAGCAAAAGCAAAAGAACATGAGCGAAGAGAAAGAGCTGCGTTGCAATATGCGGAATCAGCTAAAAAAGAATTGGAAGAATTAAAAGCTCAAACTCAAAAAATAGATGGGAACTATGTAAAAGAATTAGAAAACAGAGTAACCATACAAAAAACAGCTTTACAAGGACAGTTGAAAAAAGCTATTGATGATGGCGACACAGAAACGCAAGTAAAAGTACAAACAGAATTAGCTAATTTAGCTCAAGATAATAATAGACTTGAATATATAAAACAACAAAAAGAAGAGGCAACTGCTCAACCGCAACAAGCACAAACTCAGCAAGCACAGCCTCAGCAAGCACCACCTCAACAAGGACCTGACCCTAAAGCTATTGCATGGGGAGAAAAAAATACTTGGTTTGGAACTGATGAACCTATGACTCTCACTGCATTTAGTATTCATAAAAAATTGTTAGCACAAGGTTACGATGGGTCTTCAGACGAATACTACGAAGAAATGGATAAGCAAATGCGTAGGGATTGGCCACAAAAATTTAAAAGTGATACCGAACAAGAGACAGTAAAAAATAATGGTCCTGTTGTTGCTTCGGTTAGCAGGAATTCTGGTAATACAAAGAAAAAAACAGTTAAGTTATCCCAATCTGAGTTGGCTATAGCCAGAAAAATTGGCGTTACACCAGAACAATACGCAAAGCAAGTATTAAAAATACAAGCTGAGCGAAATGTAAACCCTAATTCGTGAGGAGAAAACTACTATGGTAGATCAAACACCACGCACTTCCCAAACAAGGGAAAAACAGTCTCGAAGAAAACCTTGGAGACCACCGTCTAGTTTAGACGCACCCACACCACCTGAAGGATTTATTCATCGCTGGATAAGAGAATCTGTTATGGGTTTCGATGATAAAAAAAATCTTTCTGCTCGCCTCCGCGAAGGCTTTGAACTTGTTCGTGCAGATGAATACCCAGATTTTGAAGCTCCCACCATTCAAGACGGCAAACACGCTGGAGTTATTGGTGTAGGCGGATTGGTCTTGGCACGCTTCCCCGTTGAATCAGCAAAAGAAAGAAAAAAGTTTTTTGAAAAAAAGACAGAAGATCAAATGACTGCTGTCGACAATGATTTAATGAGGGAAAATCATCCATCAATGCCAATCAGTAAACCTGAGAGGCAGAGTAAAATAACTTTTGGAGGCAAAAAAACCTCTGAATAATATTAATTTGATTTGAAAGGATCGAGAAAATGGCAAATATAGATGTCGCTTTTGGGCTTAGACCCTATAAGATGCTCGGTGCGGGAACAAACTCAAATGGTGTGATGACATTCGATATACAAACCACAGGTGTGGCTGGTACTTCAAGTACGATTTATGAAGGCACTCCAGTAATACCTCTAGCAAATGGTTTGGTTGATATTGTCGGAGCTGCCGCTGGTGGAACTGTTCCTTTACTCGGAGCGTTTATTGGCTGCAAGTATATTGATTTAAATGGAGATACCAAGTTCGCTAACAAGTGGCCTGGAACTTCAGCTGTAAAATCAAGTACAGCAGCGACTGCTTTGATTTCTGCACACCCTGATCAATTATTTTTGATTAATGCAGATGCAGCAATGACTCAAGCAGGAGTTCACGCTAATGCAAACTTTTCTAGTGGAACATCAGGAGATGATACTACTGGTAAATCTTCAGCTGAATTAGCTGTTAGTACTCTAGCAACAACAAATACTCTTAATATGAGAGTAGTTGGATTTGAGGATTCACCCTCAAACTCTGATGCAACTGTTGCTGGTAGAAAAGTAATAGTAATGTTAAACAATCACTTTTATCGTTATAATGCTAACGGTACTGGTGCTGGTATATAGGAGGGAATGTAATGGCAATAACTAGATCACAACTTCTAAAAGAACTAGAACCAGGATTGAACGCTTTATTTGGACTTGAGTATGACAGGTACGATAATCAGCACGCTGAAATCTACGAAACAGAAACTTCTGACCGAGCTTTTGAGGAAGAAGTAATGTTGGCTGGATTTGGACAGGCTCCTGTAAAAGGAGAAGGTGCAGCAGTAACTTTTGATACTGCAAACGAATCGTTTACTGCTCGTTATACTCATGAGACTATTGCGTTAGCATTTGCTATCACTGAGGAAGCGGTAGAAGATAATCTTTATGATCGTCTTTCTAGTCGTTATACTCGTGCGTTAGCAAGATCTATGGCGAATACTAAACAAGTGAAAGCTGCGGCTGTTTTGAACAACGCATTTGACAGTTCCGTTACTTACGGTGATGGTAAGGAGCTTTGTGCTACTGACCACCCAACTGTAGGTGGAGGCAACTTTAGAAATGAGTTGACTACTGCTGCTGATTTAAACGAAACATCATTGGAGCAATCATTAATTGATATTGCTGCGTTTATTGATGAAAGAGGTTTAAAAATTGCTTTGCAAGGAAGAAAACTAATTATTCCTTCTGCGTTGCAATTTGTAGCTGAGCGTTTAATGGCAAGCAACTTAAGACCAGGAACTTCAGATAATGATGTTAATGCTATGAGAAACATGGGTATGTTACCTGATGGATATGTAGTAAATAATTTCTTGACTGATACGGATGCGTTCTTTATTAAAACAGACGCTCCTAATGGTTTTAAACATTTTGAAAGAGCAGCTATCAAAACATCTATGGAAGGTGATTTTGATACAGGAAATGTTAGATACAAAGCAAGAGAAAGATACAGTTTTGGTGTATCCGATCCTCGTTGTGTATTCGGCTCTCCTGGAGCGTAACTTTCTTAAAAGTTAGACTAAATAAAAGGGTGACTTGCGTGTCACCCTTTTTTTAGGTATTATAAATTTATCTCAGATTAACAGCTCTAGCGACTGGCTGAGCAGACGCTAACGAAGACTCTAGAGCAAAACCCTTTCGTTAGGAGGTACTAAGATATGGGTAAAACACATTTTTCGGGTCCAGTATTATTTTCCAATGCTAGACCTACATTAGAAAATTTAAACATTAAAGCATGGCCTGATCAAGTTATTTATATGGATGACTTTACTGGTGTAGCTTTAGATACTACAAACGATTGGACTGTTGTAAAAGATTCAAGTGCTGCTGTTGCAATAGACGCAGATGTTTTAAACGGTTCAGTAAAACTTTCTTCACAAGCCACTACAGATAATGATGGTAGTTCTATTCAAGGTAATGAAATATTTGCTTTACCTTCTACTGACGGTGAAAAACTTTATTTTGAAGCTCGTTTTTCTATGTCTGATGCTGATCAGATGGATTTGTTTATTGGTATTTGTGAAAACTTTGCAACAAACCCAGAAAACTGTTTAGCTGCTGCTAATAGAATTGGTTTTCAAATTGATGATGGGGACGCTACTCCTCATTTAATTTCAGAGTCTGGTGGCACAGAAACTGATACAACTTTGTCAGGAACAACAAATGATTTTGCTGATGATACAAATGTCACTGTAAGTTTTGTTGCTACAAAAGGAACTTCCACTGATACTGTTCAGTATTTTATCAATAGGAAACTTGTTGGAACACACACTACTAATATACCGACAGCTAATATGACTGCGGCAGCGATGGAAATTTCTGGAAACGCTACAGGAACAAAGTCGATGTCTATAGATTATATTATGGTTGCTCAAGATCGTGGTGTAACATACGCTGGTTCTTAGGAGTAGCTTATGATAAAAACTATTAAGAAAAAAGAAACAAAAACGACCAAACCTACTGAAACAATTAACTTTCCAAAGTGGAGTGCGGAATATAAAGCTGCTGTTTTGGAAGGAAAAATTAAGGAGAAATAAATGGCTGGATCTGATGTCAAAGCAGTCACATTAACAAGCACAGGAGCTATTTTTGCAGGACCATCTAGAATTGTTGGTATTTACTTAAAAACTAACAGTTCAGGTAGTCCTGCTTTTATTGTAAAAGATGGTGCAGCAGGAGATACTGTTTTAAGTATTGCTTCTACAACCTCACAAACGGATTCTATTACTATTCCAGATGAGGGTATAAAATGTAATACTAATCCTCAGTTGACCACTCTTACTGCTATCGATTCAATAACATTTTTCTTGTCTTAATATGGCTAGTACCAATAAACGCATACCAAGAAAAAAGGGACAACCAGTTGGTAGTAAAAAACATTCTGATTTATACACAGATGAAAACCCTAAAGGCACGATAAGAGGTTTGAAATTTGCTACGGTAGCAGATGCTAAAAAATCAGTGAGTAAAATAAAAAACTCTGGGAAAACCCATGCTCATAAAACCCAA